GGTAGTTCCGAAGCGGCCGCGCCCCTTCAAGTTTTGCTGACTCCGCATAAGCTCGTACAACTCGCTGTGGTATTGGCTCGGGAAAACCTCCGCCGCCACCACTTGCTCCAACAGCCGGGCCACCGGCCCGACCCGTCCATCCATCCGACTAAAGTCCGTTTCAATCACATGGGCCTGACATCCCTCCGCAACCTGCGACACGCGTGTAGCGATCTCAACCGGCGTTTTCCCGAAGGCGTACCAGTCGAATTGCTTCAACGCATCAGCGAAGGCGTACATGTAAGCGGAATAGTTCCGCTTGTGCACCCCGTTGATTGTCGAAATGTTGCGTGGGTCTGAGGCCGTCTGGTAACACTCGCGTTTCATGAACGTTTTGGTCACTTCGTTGGCCTCCTCAGTCTCAGCCGCATCCAGGATACGCTGCTGGCTCGGTTTGGGCTGGCGCGCGCGAATCTCATCTTCACCCACCGGGTGTAGCGGTTCCGCCACGCCTGCCTTAAACAAGCCTGCAAACTCCCGAATTGTTCTCGTCACGAACGCAGTTGGCTGCGTGCAGTCTTTAACCTTCAAAACGCGCGCGTCGATGCTGCGTCTTTCGTTGGCAGCGGTCATCGCGGGAGCGAATGCGCCGTCAACTAATGGTTGCATAAATGCCACCATCGAAGGTTTTGCTTCCGGGTCGTACTCATCCATCGTGCGCACGTGCTGATAGGATCGCACAGCGGCTGTTGAGACAAGGCTACCAGGGACCACGCCCCCACGCTTGAGCGCATGGGTGTGGTACTCGTAGAGCAATTCTACGCCTTCCCGGACGTTCTTTCCCTTCATCGTAGGGATAGTAAGTCCTACCTTGCTCCCCCGCGCAACGGAGGCAAAAGCATCGTCCACCGACGCCGCCGTAGCGGACGTCGAATAGGCGCCGGCGCGCCCAGTGTGGACAATGAGCCCCTCTGCGGAGTTCACAGTCATCCGTGTAAATCCATTGCCGACATTGACCTTGAGCCGCTCCAACTGGTTGCCCGCAAGCTGGCGTTGCGCGATGAACGCGCTAAACCAGTAATGCTTGGACAACGGTGTCAGCAGGATTAGCTGATGGTCGTCGTCGAGCTGCCGACGCTCAAGAGCGAAGGTGCTGTACGAATACGGGATGCACCCAAAGGCCTTACGGTAGACCGTCACGACATCTCCCGCGTAATTCCAGACCGGGTGGCGGTATGCACCGCCGCCCGAGACCGTATAGACAACATTGTCGTCCCCGTCAAATGTGTACTTGTACTCGCCGTCTTCACGCGCTACGCGCGATGGTTGGAAAGTGTACAACAACATGGCCCGATGGTTCTTCGCAAGGAAGGTTGGCATGTCGACATAATAGTCGACGTCAACCATGGCGACTAGGTCACCACCCTCCGGTGCAAAGGCCCGAGGCTTGACATACTGGTCCTTGGCCCAGAAATGGCTACGCGAGATCACGCGATCGTTCCGTTCGTCCGCTTTTGACCCCTGGTAATACACCACGCGTCGCCCAGCTACAGCACCGATGTTATCGATGAGTAACGAAGCAGAACTACGTGTCGCTGCCGATTGGCCGTGGGTATGACCCTTGACCGGTGGCATTGGCACGTAGTCGACGTCGATGAATACCGAACGCATGTGCATCGGGTCCACACCCGAGCACACGTTACTTTCGCTCAAGAAGACGGAAATCTGGTAATCCAGGTGGAGATCCGCCTCCGAGCATCGGGCCCACTCAAGGATTAAATCCTCGAACCAGGCTCCGACCAGCTTGAAAATACCCA